ATTAGTAAACGTGATAGTATTTGAGTTAGTAAGTGTTACTGCGCTGTCTGCGGTTGAGTCTGGAGTTCCAGTTGCACTAGAAGATGCACCTGTGACTGCGTTTGCACCAGAGAACGCGACTAACGCACCAGTAGTGCTGTTCGTTCCAAAATCTCCAAATCGTTCTTGTTGATAATATAGAATTGAAAGTGTGCTATCCCATTCTACTACTTTACCTATTGCACCAGTAGATGTTTGGGTTATTTTTTCATCAGCAGTAAATGTTCCTGATACTGAGGTTAGTTTTAGTGCATAGACTTGGCGATGAGTTGTTGCTGATGCAACGGTAGAAGTTCCAAAAGTTGTTGGGTCTATAACAAGAGAAATATTTCTAAAGTCATTTCCTGTTAGTACATCATCTCCCTCTGCACCAGTTAAAACTGTTCGCATCATTACATAATGACCACCCAACTCAGCTACTGCATCATTTCCATGTCCTTCTTTTGGACTAATCACAACTGTTACTGCACCACCTGTACCACTTCCTACAGAGGAAGCAGATGTTAAAGCTGCATCAGAAAATGTATAACCAGATGCAAGATTGACTGTACCGAATGTGTATCCAGTTCCTCCATCATGAATTGATGTGTCCGTTCCAGCAGTTAATCCAAAAGAAACAATTGCACCACTAGAAATAACAATAGAAACTATTGCACCAGAGGATGTGCCTGCACTTGTTCCATCACCATATACAGCTGCATAATACGTTCCGTCTGTATAACCAGAACCAGCAGTTATTTGTAAACTTTCAATCTTACCATCAACCGCAGCTGCACTTACTGTGCTGTCAGTTGATACTGGTATAAAATCAGCAGTAAGATATTTTGTTTGTTCTGATGCAGTAATGGTATACATATATTTCAATACATAACCACCCAATGCAAAAGGTGATGTTGATTCAGACGTAGGTTCAGTACCACTGTACGCAGTTCCACCGTTATTGTCTAATACTTTATAGACTCTGTTATCAGATGTGCGAAAAAAGAATGTGGATTGATAAAGATTTGTTGCACCAGATGTGGCTGCATTTGATGAACTTATGTTATCATCATACATATCATATGTGGTACTGTTTGCCCAATCCCTTCTAGGAAGTGCATAAGATACATCACTAGATGTAATATTCTTTAATGCAACTGTAGAATCCCAAGTATAAAATTCAGTAGAAACATCATCAGCAGGAGTAGGGGGAGAACTATCTGTTCCCCCCGAAGTTCCTGATGTAAAGGGAGTTGCCTTCCCAATCATTAAGTAATAAACATTAGCAGACGATTCAGAGAACGATTCAAAAAAGTTCCCTGCGTTGTGTTGTCTAAATTTTTCTGTTATGATTGCTGACATATTTTTCTTCCCATTTGTGTCTACTATTTATAAGAAAGATTAGGATACTACCACTTCACTTTCTTCTTTATTTTCTACCTCAGTAGATTCTTCTTTTTCTTTTTCTGCTTCAACTGAAACCAAGAACCCCTGTGTAAATGCTTGTTCTGCAACTTTTACTTGATCTAAATCAAATGTTAGTTGTGCAGCCTTTGTTTTACAGGAACGAATTTGACGTAAGAGATACCTTTGTTCGTCATTAAAATCTTCCTCTGTGTACTTTGTTCCGTTTATGTTTATAACTTCTGACATTTTTTTCTCCTTCAATTAAGTTTCATGTCTATGACATTATATTGTGTCAATTCTATTTATAAGATTTTTTCTAACCTAATTTTACTTTACTTCCAACAATTAATCTGCTTCTGCTATGGTATTTCCAGCAGCTACCCAATCAAGATATATTTTATAATCTCTATTATTTGGGTTTACTGGAATAAAAAGATTTGGGGTGCAATCTATTCGCTTAATTGCATTGGTGATTAAATTTCCCGAACCATCTTCATACTTTTTATATCTTAAAACTGTTAAATCTATTATTTCTAAACTTGACATATTATAACTCCGATTCTGCTGTAAATGTGATGTGATGAATGTCTAAATCACTGCCAGTAAATCCTAGAGTAAACCCATCAACACCATTTGTAACCGCGCCACTTAATCCAGATGTACTAGAGCTAACTACAAGAGTTGCATCTTCCCACTTTTGTGTTGCGTATCTAATAGAAAGTCTTTGTACTTGACTTGCTGCTGCCCCACAATTTATATGAAATACAGGGTCATCAGACTTTTCAAAATATCTTTGACATAATTGAAATTCTTCGCCATAAGTTCGTTGCTCAAATTGCGTTACTGTGCCGCCAAGTTCTAATTGTACTTCTCGCATGTCCCAATAGTCATTTGCTCCTGCTGTTCCCACAGTATTCCATGAGATTTGTATTGCTAGTTGAGTTTTATCAGCAGGTACAGTGCCTGTTCCAGAATACTGAACAAATCCACCACCTTGCGGTATTGCTGCCGTAATCGTGATAATAGCTTCAGTGGTAGTCATACCTACTGGGTTTTGGTCTGTGCCTTCTCCTCCGACAAGTTTAAAGGCTACGTTTCCTGAAGTTGGACTCCAATTAGCACCACCTCTAGCTCTAAAAGAAAGCGTTACTTCTTTACCTGCAAAGTACCGAGAATCTATAGTTTCTAACCCTTGCGCTATACCCATTTGTGCAGTTGCGGTATTGCTAACAGGTCTTTGAAAACGTGAATAATAACCGTCACCTTCTCCTGCGTCTGATCTAGTTGTCCATGAATGTGCTTGACCACTACCACCGCCAAAACAACGCCACCTGTCCATAGCGTAGGTGTTCATTGTTGTGTTTGCGCCAGTGCCGTGACGCTGATTAACTGAAAAGGTAGGATTGTAAATTGCATTTCTACGACCGCCTAATGCGCCTCCACTTATGCTAGTAGCACCTGTAATGTTTTTCGTATTTAATGCAATACCTGTATCTGCAACATGAGTAATTGTTACGTCACCATCTGCACCTAAAGCAATAACCGATGAATCAGATAACAACTTAACGTCATCACCAAATACTGCGTCTTTAACCACGGATAGACCGCCATCAGTTTGCAAACTGCCATCCGTAGTTGATGTAGCTTCGGTTGTGTCATCTGTTTTAATAATACCACTAGCAGTTATAGTAGTAGAAGCAAGAGTAGTAGTGGTTGCAGCAGCTGCTGTTCCACTTCCCAAAATACCATCTAAAGTACCTGTGAACCCTGTTCCTACTACCTCTCCAGCAACTGTTAAAACACCACTAGTGAGAGTCAATAAGTCTGTATCGTTTGCACCACCTATTGTACCACCAGTTTTAATTACAAGGTCATCTGTAATAGTCAAAAGACCATCAGTAGTTAAACTCATTTTTTCTGAGTTATTGGTAAAAAAGGTCATTTTATCATTAGTGGGGTTATAGCCCAGCTGGCCATTAGTGGTTGCACCTACTTTACCAAAATATATTACAGTTTGCCCCGGCGTATCTGCTTGTACTTGAAGAGAAAGGGAAGATTGTTGAGAAGCTGCATCTGCTCTAACCGTTAACTTGTTCTCGCCAGAAGCGGTTGTTAGAGTCATAAGACCAGCACCTGTATATGTGCCTGATACATCTAGATTGGCATTTACATCCACAAGAGTTGCGTTAAGTTCAATTTCGTCTGTTGCATTAATGTCCAGAACTGTAGCGCTTGGTGCGTTAATATTCTGAGAGGCATCATTGAATTGTAACTGTCTGCTGCTGTTAATTAACAGACCTGTATTATGGACATGAGTTAAAGTAACGTCATCATTTACCCCAAATGCTATCACAGACGCATCTGACTGAAGTTTAATATCGTTACCAGCAATAACATTTTTTGCTACTGACAGACCACCATCAGTTTGTAATGAACCATCTGTTGTACTTGTGGCATCTGTAGCGTCATCTGTTTTTATGATACCACTTGCAGTTATAGCAGCAGTTGTTGTTGCGCCTGATATATCTACTGCGCCATTAATATCAATAGTTGTAGCATTAATCTCTATTTCTGTATCAGATACTAGGTCTAAAACTCCATCTGCACTTTGATGAATATACGTTCCAGAATCACCAAACTGAAATTGTCTTGAACCATTTAGGAGCAGTCCAGTATCAGCCATATGAGTAAGTGTTACATCTTGATCTGCACCAAGATTAATAACTGCTCCATCTGCAAGAAAAAGGTCACTCCATTCTAGCGATGCACTTCCTAGTGCAGTACCATCTGCGGCCGCAGGCGTTAGTGTCGTAAATGTTCCGACTGCTGAACTAAGTGTAACTACCGTTGCAGTTGCACTAAGACCAGATGTAAGCGCAGTTCCAGTTCCTAGTAGTGTATAAATCTCTGAGAAATTGTCATTGATTTTATCACCACCAACTCGCAGACTATCCCCTGTTCCGTCATCGGCCGATGTTCCTAAATCTAGTGATTGGTATGCCATTTTTTAATTTCCTATATATCTAATCTATTTATAACGCTTTATGCAGCAGCATCAAAAGTTTTTGCGGTTGAACTAAATCGTATTGATCGCGAAACATCAAAACCACCAACACCACCACTGTCTGCAACGGCAGGATAATTATTATCAATGTTTTCGTCTGTTGCTAATTCAAATCTAAATCTATCCCCAGCATTTGTGGAAGAGCCATCTGTTCCATTTAATACCACTGCACCTTCACCATAGTTTATTGTAGTATCAAAGAAGGATTGCATTGCGATTGGCATGCCTGCGTATAACTGTTTAATGTTCGTTCCATCATATATCAGATTATTCCCATCACCACCATGACCATCTTCTAGTTGAATGTTTGTAACTTCAAACGCATCATCTTCTAAATCAATCGCACCATATTCGGTAGTCTCAACAAAACTTGCACGAGCAAACGGTTCAAAGTTTGAGTTAGTTAAATTTTGGAATGGTATTGTTCCACTACTTGAACCATCTTCAGCTTCAAGTCTGTCACTTTCAAATATTAATTTGTTATTAAATCCAACACCAGTTTTATCTTCAAGAACTATCTTGTCGCCGTGATGATCAGGAGCAGTTGTTTCATTTTCTTGTCTAAAAAATCCAGATGCTTGACTTTCCTCTAATAGTATTGCAACTGGTTCAGATGGTTGTGTGTTTGCAGAATCAATTTCATGATCTTGGCCGCGGTCATCACCTAGTTGTGAATCATGACTTAACACAATTAAATCTGGGCGAATAATATCTGACAAAGTAATGTTGTCATAAGTAAGAACACTTTCTCCAATTATATCTGCGTCTGCATTAGAAGAATTTTCATCTGTACCGTTTAGTACAATACTATCTCCAGCATTAGTCGAACTTCCATCCGTTCCATTTAAAACTATTTTATCATTAGTGTATTCTAAAATATTATCAAACCTAAAGTGAGAATTGTTGTTGGTGTCATCTTCCATGAGAAGGCCTTCACCTTCATCAACGATAATACCAAAACGATCTTCACCAAAATTTAATACTAACCTACCATTTGTTAGTGTTCCCTTTTCTACACCAATAGAAGTAGAAGAATTGTGGAATGGGTCTACTCCAAGTAATGTCAATCCATTATTAGCACGTCTTGGCGTTGCAAGAGGTATATTAACTTTCGTGCTAATAATAGATACAATAGATAAGTCATAGTCACTTCCACCACCAACATTAGAAGTTTCTAGTTGTTGAGAACCACCAGCTTCATTGAGAAGAGTATTGTCCTCATTAGTTAAAGCGTATAAATTAAATTTGCCTACATGGTCAGAAGATGCAATCTCTAATTCTAAAGAACTTTCATAATCAGTTCCGTCTGAATCCGTTCCATCAAGAAGAATATCCCCACCAGCATCTGTCGGACTTACATGACCGCTATCGCCTGTGCCATCTAATGCAAGATTGTTTGAAAGTGCGATACCAGCTTCAGAGATAATTCTGTCACCACCACTCTCTTGAATAATAAAACTCTCAGGAGATGTTGCGGTTGTGTCTGTTGCTTCTTCTATTTGTATTCTTTCATCAAGTCGTATAAATGTAGTTTCTTCTTCTCTTAAAAAAGAACCAGCATCACTTGAACTTGAGTCTGTTCCATTTAAAAGAATCGCATCAGTGATAAATGTTACATCTTCAGCATCTTCTAGAATAACTCTTTGTTCGTATGCTCCCACCTCATTACCCTGTGGGTTTGTTCCCAAACGTCTTTGGAATGTTTCATCAAACAGAACTTCAAATGTAGATGCAAGTATTGGAGAGAACTTATCTTCTGGTGCAACTGCGTTGAGGTCACTATAGTAACCACCACCAAGAGAAGAACCAGCGTTTGTTATTGCAGCTGAAACAGATGAAGATATTTTAACTTTACCAAATACTGCAAACCCAGCTGGGTGTACTGCTTTTTTCAATTGTTCTAGATATGTGCTAGTTCCAAATCCTGCTTGAATTTCATATGAGAATTGTTGGTAGTAATAAGAATCTTGAATACGATTTAAATCTTCACCAATAAGACTCGTAATATCTTGTCCGTATGTTTTTGCAGTTTCAGCCGTTGTAGAAATTACTGCAACACCCGAAGCAATATTAGCTTTAGCAATTTTTGCTGATGCCCCACTTGACGATGTAATTGTAGTTGGGTGTGGATTGATACCTGTTGCATCTTCAAAGAAATCTATGGTTGTGAAAACAACATGGCCATTTTCATCTGTACCAGATGAATCAGTACCATCAAATATTATTTGACCGTCACCCTCATCAACATTTTGTAACAGTAATGCATTTTCATCTGTTCCGTCTGAGTCAGTTCCGTCCAAAACAATTTGATTGTTATCACCAAATTCTTCATTCAATAATTTACTATTTTCATCTGTGAATAAACCATCTACAACAGTTGTGTCTGTTCCATCTAAAAGAAAGAATCCAGTATGATTGCCAGATTCTACTGTATCAAATGCAGCGTTAGTTATAAGTCTGCTGTCACCATCTTGTATCGCAGAAGGAAGTTGTGTAGATTCTTCGGTTATTATTCTTTCTAATTGATATGAAGATGCACCAATAGATTCAGCAACTTCTGCAACAATATTATGAATTCCATCTTCATTTAAAATTCTGTCACCAACATTAGTACCATCTCTTGCGCCATTTTCAAGTTGTATAGGAAAGTTAATTACATTATCTGGAGATTCTAAAACAATCGCGCTACCAGCTGTTTCTCCTGTACCATCATCAAGAACAAGATACTCATCATCTGTAGCAGTTGCGTTAAGTCCAATAAACTCAACACCATCTTCTGTTAAAATAAATTCTTCTTCGTCAAGAGTATCATCAAAAATCATTCTGGTGTCTAAGTTATCACCACCGACTCTCAAAGAATCTTCAAGCGTGATACCTTCTTCATCTGCAACTTCTAATTCTGATCTTACAACATTATCAAATGAAGTTTTTAATACATTAGTGGTATCGTCAAAAGAAACAATTGTTCCTGTGTGACCTGATGAAGCAAGAGTTTCGTTAGCTGCAAAAGTTCCTGTTATATCTTTAAGAACAAAGTTTGCATTAAAATCTGAAGTTGGTTCAGCAGTATATGCAAAACCAGCATTAGTAATATCTACTTCTCCTACCGCTCCAATGTTATCTGTTGTTGCAAAAAGTTTTGTACTTGTGCCTGAATTAGATGTGACTGTAACTGTTGGAAGTTTATTGTATCCAGAACCACCATTCGTAAGAATTATTTTTGCTATTCCACCAGTATAATCTGTTCCTTCTTCAATTGCAATTTGATCACCACCAGCTGTTCCGTAAGTATCTAATCCGACAAATGTTGTTTCTAATATAAGACTATGGCCAGCATGAAGCGAATCACCATCAGTTCCGTTAAGTAATAGTTTTTGACCATTTGCTTCTTGCGTTGCAGTTTCAAGTTCTATGTCAATTAGATATTCTTGTTCCGTTGTTGCATCTTCAAAGACTAAAAAGTCTCCACCATCTGTAGAGTATTTGTCTGTACCGTTAATAACTATTGAACCATCAATTATAGAAACAAATCCAGCTGCGGTTGAGGTATTAGAATCTGTGGTAGTAAAAGTCAGAACATCTTCAACTTGATATTTTGTTCCAGCATCATCAATAACAACACCACTAACTTCACCAGAATTAATGCTACCAACTCTGGCTGTTGCTTCACCGTTACCAATATTTTCATCAGTATCAAGAGGAAAAATTTCAGATGCACCATATAGCGCACCCCCTTCATTAACTGTTACTGATGATACTATTGAATTGACTGTAAATGACATTAACGTGTCAGTGACATTTGAAACTACTTGTATTGTTTCGCCTCTAGCGAATGGAGCATCGCTCGTTGATATAGAATCACGATTAAGTTCAAATTCTATTATTGAAACTGAAGATTCATTTACTGCCAAAGATGAAACAACAACAGCTGATGCGCCAGAGGTCTGTCCTGTAATCTTTTGACCAATTGCTTGATCTCCAACAGAACTTGATGATGGAGCAACTCGCATAATAAGTTTGTTACCCCAATTACCACCAGAAGCTCTCACCATATATTGATTTGGATATAGTATTTCTGGTGTTTCACCAAGTATCATATTGAAGAATATTTTATGTCCTTCTGATGTACCCTTTGCTCTATAGAGTTCACGAATATTTTTAACAAGACTTCTCTTTGACACGCCGTCTGCGAGCGTCAAAGGAATTGCGTTCATAAACTCATCTCGGAATTGGTCTAAGAAATCATATATGGTATTATCAATATCTGCGTAGGCCAACAGTTGTTGTATGGTCTGTACAGGGTTTGCACGATACCTTGTGACTACTGCACTTGAAGAAGAAGTTCCACCAGTGATGGTTTCGCCTGTTACAAATTTTTGTTGAGAGGTAATAAAAATTCTTGGGGTGGTAGTGTTACCTAAATCGTCTGACAGAATTTTTGCAGTTGCTTTTGAAGTTCCACCAGTTATGGTTTCGCCTACAATAAATTTTCCTTCTGTTCCTGCTCCTTCCTCTAAAACAATTTTATTACCATCAACATCTAAAACTTTAGAGTTGGTTTCTGTTTCTAAAATAAGATTATCAATATTTACTGTGACTCTAAGTTCAGCAGCTTCTAAATATTCATAATATTGTTTTAGAAATACGGAAAATATGGGGTGGTCTGCCTGAATAAAATCAGGCAACTGCCCGTCAATTAACGTACTTATTTTTGATGTTAAATTCCCTGTAGGGTCTATGTCGCCATCAAAAGGAGCCATTCTTTAATACCCAGATGGTGTACTGTAAGAAGTACTTGTTGTATAAGTGGCAGCTGAAGTTCCATCACCTACCGCGACAGTATCAACCTGTCCTGTTATTGTACTATTTGTAAGGTCAAGTTTTAATATCTGATTACGAACTGGAACAATATCTTTTGAGTTTGGAATAACAGTAAGACGAACTTGTGTTGAAGTTTCACCATCAACATCTGAAACTGTAGTTATGAAAACTGACTCTATAAAGACCTCACCTGTTGCATAATTTACCGTTCCAGCAGTGGAATCAACATACACCCTTGAACCAGCTTGAACATAATAAAGTCTTAAAATTCCCTCACCATTATCATCAAAGAAATGTTCATTTGTTGTATCACCACTAATGAAAAATCCTGTTGATGCAAGTATTCCACCGCTTGCTGCATTATGTCCAGAGTGAGGATTGTAAAGTGCATTGTTGAAGTAAATATAATACGATGTGGAAGCGGTAGTTGTTGGAGTAAAAAATTTACCCAAAGTAACATTAGTGGTATTACTTAATACCGAAACATTTGCGTCATCAATAAGTCTAGTAACTTGAGAATGTCTAAACAACTTTTCAAATTCACCAAGATTGTTTGTATCATATGATGTTATTGCAGAAACTACTTCGGATTCTACTTGACTTAAAGCTAATGTTGTTTTGTTAGAATCATATTTAAATGTTACATTTAAAATTAAGAAAGTTGTTTCTGGGTCAACAATAACTGGAGTAATAGATGCAACAGTATATTTTGCAAAATCAGATACGAGTTGTTTTTTTTCTGTTGCAGTTAAATTTAATCCTGTTGTTGCGACAATAGAAATAAATACTTTACCATATTCAGCATTACTAACAACACCAAGACTAGAATCAAACGAACCATTTTCTCCACCAAACACTTGCACCGACTGTGCGTTTGCATAAAGTTTTTTAGCATACACTTTATAATCTTCAGTAGTTACGCATCTTCCTTGAGATGCATAATCTAGTGGTGCATTATATTTTATAGACGTAATAGTTTCTGGTTCTGAGCCACCGTTTGCAACATCTACAACTTCAACTGATACATCAGAAACACTTGCAATTCCAGCATTTGATTTGAAAATAGATGCGCCGTTTGCGTCTGTGGTATTGCTGACAACGTAAGTAAGTATTACAATATTACCATCAGACAATGCAGTACCAATAACTCCATCACCAAAATATACCTCAAACTTTCCGTTCTCTACTTCCTGTAAAAAATAAACATCACTTTCAGCAGTAACTTGTGTTATGTCTGTTGCTTGTGTGAACGTAGTGGAGGTGCTATCCGAGCTTGAATTCTGTACTACAACTTTTAATGTAGAAGTATCTGCTCTTTTATTGGGAACAAGAAATCTTTGGTCTGCGTCTGTTGAGTCTACAGTATATCTGGTTGTTACAAAAGTTCCCTCATAGATTTTAGTTAAAACAAAAGGAATCGAAGAACCAGTATTGGATGCTGTTACTGCATCAGATGTAACAAACTGATAGTCTGTTCCATTTACAGTAGAGTTAAATACCGTTCCAGCTGGCATAGTTGCACTAGTCACAGAAGTTGTGTTCAACGAAATATTAACTGTCGCAACCGCAGCCCTAGCAGAGTTGGGAATATACCCTAAAGTTTTTGCATGAGAAACTACACTTGACCTAAGAGATGCGCTGTCTAGAAACATCTCGTTTGCTAACATGTTTGCATTGAAACCCAGATAGTGAGTGTTGTATGCAAGAACATCTAGTAGTGCGTTCATTCCAGAACCTTCGAAATCATAATCCGTAAATTCTGTTTGTCCAGATAAAAAAACTTTAAGGTTATTTTTGACCTCATCAAAGTCAAACTCTGTTACATTTAATCTTTTTGTGTTTATTGCCATTATCGCAATCTCTCTAATAGTACGGTTAGGTCTACTAACTCAGTTGGAGCATTTAAGACATAAAATTCTACAGTCAACTCATACGCATTGCGATCTAAATCTGGTGTTGCTCTAACACCAACCAATTGCGCTCTTGGTTCATATTGAGTTATAACATCTTCTACCTTTCTAGTCAAAAGATGTGCAGTTAAGGGAGTCATCAATTCAAATAACAATTCTCTTACACCACAACCGATTTCTGGGTGAAAAGGTTTTTCGTAATGATTAGTTAATACTAGATTTCGGATAGAACGCTTTACAGCTGTAATGTCTGTTACCTTATCAATATCAGATTTTGCACCGCTTACTGTTACTGCACCATCACTATCTTTCGAAGACAATTTCTTTCTAACAAAGAATAAGTCCAAGTCTTTATATTGACGAACATTACGTTCAATATCGTTAAGAGCTTGAGCGTCTTTGAATGATGTTGGTGTGGGCATATGATACTCCTTTATCTATTTATAACAATACTTCACCGATTGTTTATTTAATTTTAGGACTTCCTTTATCTTTAACTGCTTCTTCATTTCCGTTAAAGGTAGGATCATAGTTGTCGTTGTATTGGTATGATACTTTGTAAATACTCTCGGATTTTTTTCCTGTTATCTTATCGGGTTTTGCTCCTGTTGCATCATATTGATATCGTCTAGTCCAAATACCATTTGCAAAAGTGCCATCTTCTAAAGGCGCATTTCCGTTTGAGTCTACCCAACCTATTAAAATTCTACCACTTTTATCTACCGAAAATATATCTCTTTTCTTATTAAAATGTCCTGCAGCTCGTATCGCCCTTCTGCGATCCAAACCAGAAGGTCTTCCAGAAACACGCAGAAGTTTAACAGGTTTATCAGATAATGTAATAATATCAATTTCAACCGTTCCACTATTACCATTAGCATCCGTCCATGTTCTAGTTTCCGTTATTATTGTACTTGGACTATCTTTTGTTGCAGATTTAGTTACCTTTTCTATTTTGTTAGTCGGCCGTCTAGAGAATCCATGTGGAGAGACATTTGATCTTAAAATTGTTTCTCCACCTCCAGATGTAGTGACCGTTGTGACAGAATTTTCTGCTGTTGTTTGTGTTGAAGTAACAGTTGCACCGTCTTCTTGAAATTCTTTTGTTTCACCAGCAGATGAATTTACTGTAGTCTCATCGGGAGAATGCGTGATAGTAATTTTCTTTGCTTTCTTTGTCACCGCATACGCACCTGCATTTGTTGATGGAAGAACTTTTGGTGTATCTCTTTCAAACTCTTCCAAAGTTTTCTCTAGTTCTACATTTGCTTCTTCAAGTTTTTTATTTAACTCTACTGTGGACACTTCTTCTTTTACAGTATCTACAGTTGGTTGTAGAACCGCTGATGCTTTTTCAGCTGCAACTCCCCCAGCAGCAGGTACTTCAAAGTTTGGAACAACATCTTGAATTCTTGTTGCAGTTCCTTTTGCATTTGCAAGAGCAGTAGTTGCTGATGCTTGAGATGAAAGTGCAGATACCGCTGAATCAGTTGATGCAGATACATCATTAATGAGTGCTGTTGGATTTGGAACATTACTTCTATCTAATTTAAGAGATGCGTCAAACGCAGTATCTAAAGAAGATGTTACCTCTCCTCTTGCATCAGATAACGCTGTAGTTGCAGAGGAGATATCTGTAGTCGCAGTTAACGCTGCAGTTTGAGCTGCAGTTGCGTTGGTAGTTAAGGTATCTAAATCATAACCACCAGCAGTAAGTCCATCTCCAAACTTTGTTTCTAGTTCTGCTTTTTTCTTTGCAAACTCTTGTTGTCCTGCTAAAGTACTTTGATCAATATTAACAAGCGAAGACATTTCTGATTGCAAGTTTACATTTGGTAGTGGTGGAATCTCAGGAACTAAATCTCCAAGTTTAGATTTTAAATCCCCTTCAACAGAAGTGTTTAGTGTGCTTGCAAGAACAGATGCTTCTGATTCAAGTCCATCAGAAACCTCACCCTTTATAGAATCAAACTTACCAAGAACTTCATTAAGTTCTGGACTTGACCCCGATAAGTTTGGTGTTTTAAAATCTGCCATACATATCTCCTATGCCACTGGCGCCAGTGTGTTGCCTTGTGCAGTTGCGTTTTCACCAGTATCAGATTGAGAATGAACGTGTGTTGTAAGAGCAATATCTATTGCATCACTATTTTTAGCAGTAACCTCACTGCCTGTTCCAGAAAAAGTAAGTGTTCCAACAGTTTCAGCTTTGATTATCATATCGTTTGCTGACTTCATATTTAATTTTCCGCCAGACTTATAAGACATAATTCCAGAAATAGTAGTTGTTGATAAATGGTCTGATGCTATTAAGTCTATACTTTTAAGAGATGTTATTGCGTAGTCATCGACAATGTTAAGAGTGCTTGTTCCGTTAACAATTCTAGTTTCATTTTTATCAATGACAATATCTATATCTTCTTTGACTCTACCCTTGACGCTGTTCATTATCTGAAAAGAATGGTTGCCGTTAATTTCTTCTTCACGATTACCACCGCCTGTTCCAGCTCCAACTTTAACTCTGTGGTTCTTATGTATCTTCTGTGTGTAATTACCTTCTACCTCAAGATGGTAGTCTCCCTTTATAAGTTCTCGCACTGTTCCAAGTGTTGTAATATTAACATCACCCTGTATGTGTATCTGAGACTTTCCAGCAATAATCTCATAGTTGTCTCCAACAATTTTTACAACCTTTGAACCATCTGGATGTATTTCTTCAAACGTGCCTGCGCTGTGTTGTGTAAACAATCGTTCAGCGCCTGGCGAATCATCTATTTCTTTTATGTGTCCAGCTTCACTTTCGAAGACATGGTTGTATGGATAGGCAGCGGAGATGTATGGGTTCTCATCTTTTTGAATTGACTTGGGTTGTGGTTCTTCCCAGAAACCTCGTTCTTCTTGAACTGCAAAATCAGATGTAGCTAAAAGATATGGTTGTGTTGCAGTAGGAACGCCTGTTCCCTTTTGATCTGTTTCTTCACTGTCATCATCAACTCCAACTGTGGGGTCAACAATTGTTGGGTCGCCACGCAAACGATTACGTCTTCGTGCTAAAAGGGAGTTGTGTGACTCTGATGCTCTACCTCTACCTAGTCTGCTAGTATCGGGTTCTCCTACTTCGTGACCAGACTTAGTAGTATAAAACTCTCCGTCAACAGGATAAGAGCCATAGATCGGATGGCCAAGATATTCTGTTTGTGGACTTTCTGGAGAACGAGGATCGTTAAATCCAAGTTGAGGGTCAGCAGCTGATTGGGGTGTGCCGGGCAAAGTACCCATGATTACTGGTTGTTGTTTCTCTACAGCATCTCTAAAGAAACCAACTACCCAACTACCTTCAACGAGAAAAGCTGGAGAGTTACCAAGACCATGCATCGCTGCATCTGTAACAGGATGCATAACGTGAGCCCATGGCAAGTCTGTTGTTGGAAGTTCAACTATGCTATCTGAATGAAAACCTAAACACCGAACTCTAGCTCTGCCAAGTTGGTCTGGGTCGTTCCTATCTTCTACAACACCTACGAACCACACGAAACCATCTTGGCCCATAAAATAACTTTGTTCCGACATAATAATCCTTTACTAACAGTTTTAACTATTTATAAGGAATGTATGAAAAGGTTATTTTGGTTCTTGAATATTATTGTAAACAGTCTTGGCAATCAGTTCATATTTCTTTGCAACTTCTTGACCACTAGTTTTATGACGCTCGACCATCCAATAAGGATTAAGTCCTAGATTGCCAGCGATAACAATTCTTTCATGGTCACATTGATGTTTAGGTACAGAGTGTTTTGCCCAGCCAGGAAACATCACCATTGTATTTTTCTTAGGAATGACTTCTTGTTTAGCATCTGGAAACACTAACGGCGCACATGAATCACAACAATCAACATTGTATACCCAACTCCAAATAGCAGGCCAATGGTCATGTGGTTTTGTCCAATCACCTTTTGTATAACTTGCAACCCAACAGTCATACGGCATCAACTCAACTTTGCTGGGTGAGTTCTCTGTTCCAAGATGTACTGCGTAGTCACACAGTTTTAAAAACTCTGAATTGTGTTCGTGCATAAACCACGAGCTCATACTTGCTTGGACATTGGTTTCTTTGTTTTGTATGTCTTCGAAGTTATGACAAAAATCTATTAACTCTTTTGTCGCACTTGATTCGGGAACAACAGATTTAATAATAGGAAGATTAGAAGTAAACGAAACCGAAGCTGGATTAGTAGCAAGTTGACGTTGTTTTTTTTCTTCTACTTCCTTCTCTTCTTTTAAACTATTTGCAAGTGATTTTAGTAAACTCATCTCTATTTTATAGGTCTTTCTTGGGGATACCAATACCATCCTGTAGCAATGTATTTCGGGTGAGTGTGTACAGGATTGCCTCTATGTTGATACATCCACGCAGAAGGAAATATAGCACCCATTCCTTTTTTTGGTTGTATTCTTATTTTCTCATATAGAAACTCTGTCTCACCTTCACCATCTGGTAAGTCATTTAAATAGATTGTCCATACAAGAGCTCTGTTTGCATCTGCACAGTGAGAATTCTCTGAGTGAAAATTATGAAACCCACCACCCATAGGCATCGTTCTTTGTACTTTAGTTTCTGGTGATATAAGACTTCGCGCTCCACGATATACAATAGGAAACTCTAAAAGATATTCTCGCAACATATCCATCTTTACTTTTTGAATGGATTTATATAACTCATCTTTTTCACCCATCCACATTTGTTTGTCTTTGCGTGTAATACGATTTGCAATCGTAGTCTTTCCGATATGGTCATCACGCTCAAACCATTCTATAAGGTTATCACATTCTTTGTCTGTTAGTGCGTTTTCAAATCCTCTGACAAAACTACTTAACATTTAAGTTGCCCGCCACCATAACTCTTTGATGTTCACATTCTTGTTTTGGCACCATATGATTTATCCATGCTGGGAAAACTATTAGTTGTCCTGTCTCTGGAAATATGTGAAATGGAGTACCCTCATCATCACGATCATTACTGTCATTAAATATTAACGGCGCACACTCCTTACATGCTTCTACACAATATGTGTAAGACCAAAGAGAAGGCCAATGATTGTGTTCTTCGCAAGTATGACCTTTGCCGTATACTAATCCCCAACTCTCTTTTATATAAAGAGGAACATCATCTGGACTTCCATCAGGTTTAGTTCGTTTTGCAACTGGACATAAGTTTGCAACTTCAATTGCTTCTTCTCCTACCATACGAAAAGTTTCATAATCATCATGCATGTTCCACTTAGTCATCAAACATTTAGCAGCTGTGCGTTTTTGTAACGCATCGCCCGCCTCAAGAATATTTTCTTTAATTGTTTTGGTAAAACTTTCGGGTGGGTTTACTTGCTTTGTCTTAACAGGATACTTCCCACTAAACCAATGCCATGGTTGAGGTTTGCCAACTAACTTAGATAATGCACTCATACTAATATCTCTTCTATTTTTTGTTCGTCTGGGTGGCGACCATCAAACTTAGGTTCACCTGTCGGCAATGTGTAAAACCAACCTGTCGCAATATACTTAATGCCTTCGTTTGGAGTTACACCTTTGTGTGGGTGTGTCCAGCCTGCAGGCCACATAATAGTTCTGCCCTCTTTAGGTGTTGCGGTCATTTCTTGATAGGGAAACTCTGTTCCTGACTTTGCGTCATTAAGATATATCATCCATGCAAGTAGTCTATATGGATAGGAGCCAGACTGTTCGTTGTGTAAAGAAAAGAAACCTTCTCCCTCTTCATACTTTTGTAAATTGTATATAGGACACAATCTCCAATACGAACTCTTATTTAATTTATTGAGGTAGTCATACTTTTGACAATAGTTATTTAATGATTCTTTTACAAAGGTATAGATGCTTGCGTTGATAGGATTGTCATCACTAAAGTTAAAAGACTTTGTAACACAAACTTTTTGGCGACTCTTATTAAAGAAAGGAAGTCCACCTTTACTTTTGTTTGGAACACTTTCAAAATATTCTATAATATCTTTACATGTATTTAACTCACCATATGCTCTACGTTTTGCCCACATAGCTGGTGTATCATCAACTATCTCAATAAAATTCATTTATTCACTTTTAAAATTATCTTCAAATAATATATAGTCAGTCTTACCAAAAGCAGTTTTAAGTGTTAAGTAAACTGTTTTCATATTCTTTGGTTTAACAGGAACAAATTTACTAAGCTTCTTAGAGTAGTAAAGTGGAACGCCATCTTTCAATCGCATTTCCTCATACGAGTCCATGTCAGAACACACCTCTAAAATTTCACCTACTCGTTTCTCTTTGTATATGTTTGAGTACGAAATCTTGTCGCCAATATTAATCATGTTCATTTTATAAGTCAACCTTTTTTAGTTTTACATCCAACTCTTTTTTGCTTTCATTTGAAAGTTCATCATAATAATCCATAAACATTTGATATGCTTTTTTATATCTTTCTAACTCACTCATTTTCTTTTTCTCCTTACTGTAAAATCAATTCCAAATCTTTTTTCATGAGATTTGATTGGTGCGGCACAATGCGTAATTCGGGGATCAAATATTACAAAGCT